GGCTGACTTGAGTGGTGCTATTCGCAACGGGTTCACTTACAACGGCAACAAGGTCGGGATTGGTCGTGCTTTCACCAAAGACGGCAAATGGCTCATTGAACACTCTCAAGGTGTGTATCAAAGCGATAAGGATGCCGATTCTCAACCATCGTGGGTCATTCCCATCAACGAGAAGGTGAACATCTCCATGCTCAAGCCCGACAACACTCCTACACTCGCTTACATGACGAAGAGTGTTTGGACTTTTCACGGCAACACCAAAGAGAAATTCTTGTCCGAAGGGCCAATCACCGTCAAGGTTGAAGGTCAATGGGAGGCGGCAGACCACGATTGGAAATTGTGGCAACCTGTTCTCATCAAGGGCGAATTTGACGCTGAGGGTTGGAATGGCTCAGGGGCAACGCTGTCCGTGAGCAACCCTGCCTGTGCCTACGGTCTTGATTGGATTCCCGAACAGAATCGTGAAGCGGGTGCATCCCTCTTCAAACCTGAGCAATTCCTCACAACCTGTGGGGAAGCACTCGTCAATCTCGGTGATTTGCTTGACCATCACATGACAAACCGAACCGAGTCCTATGTGGACAGGAACGGTGTGCAACGCTACGATGGTGCTTTGGTTGTCATCGTTGGGGGTGTCATGGACATCAATCACGAAGGTCGTGAGTCCCAATGGGATTCAACGGGTCGTGATTATTACCTCTCCATCTCCAATCAGGTGTTGCGACGAGAAGATCCCAACGCTCGCATTGGCATCGGTGTGAGTGGCATCCACCACGACAAATTCAACGCCATGAATGTGTTGAAGGGTGGCGAGTGGCTACCTTACGCTCGTGGTTCTCGCATTTGGGTTGTTGGTCGCACCGACTCCTATACCAACACCAACGGTGAGGATGTCGTCAAAATCAACGCACATGGCATTTACGCCATTCCCAACAAATCTATTCCCGCACAGAAACCGAGCGAGGACTCCAATGACCTCGGCAATCTCGGTGGATTTGGTGTCGGAGGTGATGAGTGATGTCGGGAACAGGATTTTTGGATGGATTCAAGGAACAGAAGGGCAATTTTGAGCCACCCGTCAAGGGTGCTGAACCAAAGCCTGAGCCGAAGGCTCAAGCGAATCCCACACCACAGCCAAAGCCACAGGCTGAGGCTAAACCACAACAACCCAAGCCAAAGCCACAGGCGGTTGCTCACCAAGCACCCGCATTCAACGCATCGGCCAACATGAACCCGGTCATCGCTCGCATGATTCAGTCAGCACGCACTATGGCTGTCCGACAGGACACCTATGTGATGTGCGGTATTTCAGGCAATCCCAAAACAGGTAAAACGGGTATGGTGCTTGACAGCCTCACCCCTGATGAAATCGCCAATGGTGCTGAAATTTGGCACATTGACTTTGACCTTGGTGGTGAAACCACGAAGGCGGCACACCACAAGGATAAGGCGGCAAACATTGTTGTTCTCAATCCGTGGGTTTTCAATTATGGAAACAGTCGTGTGCCGTATGATTTCCCTGCGACCTTTCAACAGACCATTGACATTCTCAAGGCGGCACAGGCACAAATGGAGGAACAGAACAATTTCTTCATGGAACATGGTAAAATGCCCAAGCCATACCTCAAGACTGTCGTGTTTGATGGGGCAGATCATTGGCTTCACATCACTGAAACCTGCATGAAGGTGGATGACCTTGAATTGGGTGTTGATGGTATTGCTGTGGCCGGGAAGAAGGCAACCACACAGATTGGTCGTTTCAATTGGAACATTCGTGCCACACGATACCAAACCGCTATGGTCGCTCTCCGTGAATTGTGTCGTGGTGGTGTCCATGCGTATGTCATCACTCACATGAAACCCGCATACGACAACACGGGCAACGAATTGGTGGGTCAAGACTCACCCAAGTGGCTCAAGGACACCGAAGGACACCTTCAACAAGTGGTCTATACCGAAATTGAAGAGGAACGGGATGAGAACGGTGAATTGACGGGCGTTGTGCGTGGTTATGCACGAGTCGTGGCGAACCGCACATCTCTCCAATCGGGTGGCCGACATTTGCTCTTTGAACGCAACAACGAGGGCGGGACATGGTATGGTTGGGATGGACTCAAGAAGGGTGAATTTGACATCGCAGGAGGTGATGAGTGATGGTTCAAGTCGTCATCAATCGCAACCACTTCAATTCGTTCATGTCAGGCTTCTCGGCTATGGATGACCTCGTTCTCCATGCAAATGAAGAAACCCAACGCATTTACGCATCGGGAACGGCAGATCGTGCCTTCTTCATCAATCGTTGGGCGGGTGCTGATGTTGTTGAAGGAGGAAACATTGTCATGGGTCAAATCGGCACAATCATTTCTCTCGTCAAGGATTTACCACAAACGGAGGAAAACGAAATCCGACTCTCCTGTGACGGTGATACCCTCACCATCATGTCAGGTGGGTCGTTCTTTCGCATCCCGACATTGGCTTCGGCCACTTCGTCAGCGGGTGTTGAACAATTGCTGAACACCCTTGAGGAATCACGGGGTGCTGACTACGCTCACTTCGGACAATCGGACTTCACATACAAATACCAATTTGAATCAAACACGGTTCGTGCATTACAAAAAATCGGTTCGTCAATCAACGGCGGGGCGTTGTTTTGCTTGATTGTGTCGGGCGATGAATTGGTCTATGTGGTTCAGCGTGATGGTATTCGCATTGAACATACGATTGAAGCGATTCAAAGTGACTGTCTTGAAGAAGAAACATCCATTTGGTTTGGTTCTTGGTTGTTGGATGCACTGAAGGCTATGCCGAGTGGTGGTGTTATCCATTTGTCGTGTGGTGCTGACACACCTCTCCTGCTTCGTCACGAAGCCGATGAGGGTCAGGAACACGGCACAACCGTCATTGTAGCACCTCGGCAAGAAGCCGAGTGATTACAATGATTGTTGAGCGATACATCACGAATGACGAAGAAGAACGCATCTTCACTCGGTGGCGAAAGCCTGACGGGTCATTCGTTGAGGAACACCATGACTTCAAACCGTATTTCTATGTGCTTGATGATGAACGCCTGATAGAGCGTTTGACTCAAATGTATGATGCTCGTTTCTTTGGTTGGGAATTGACTGAGGACACAGCCACTTCACTCCCAAGCAAAGAACACCCTCATGGTCGCACCCTGCGAAAAGTGGTTGCACCGACCTCAAAGGACATACGGGCTATGCGGGAAATCGCAGGTGACACATGGGAAGCCGACATTCACTTCGTTGATCGTTTTTGTATTGATACATACGAGGCAGGTGATATGCCTGATTGGTTTGACAACATCGTTAAGGCAGGTGGCTTTGACATGGAGTGGAATCAAGACAATGAAATCACCATGCTCGGCTACACCACCGATGGAGTGGTTGCTCGCACATGGACTTGGCATCCAACCTACGAGGGCGTTCTCAAACCATATCGTTCCGAGAAGGAAATGCTTGAGGCATTTGCACAGGCGTTTGAGGAATTGAACCCTGACCTCATCACCACATGGGCGGGCAACCGCGCTGATTGGCCGATGCTATACAAGCGGTTCAAACATCATGGTCTTTCTTTGGATTGGGCTTCGCCCATTCAATGTGCTTCACCACCAATGACCCATTTACCACGCTCAGGTGTGTATCAAGAAGGAACACAGATCATGCTTGGTCGCATGACTCTTGACTTGGCTGACAGGAATCATGGTTTTGAGCGAGTGTGGCGCGATGGAGGAAACGGTCAATTGTCCGATAGGCGACTTGGTGCGGTGGGTGAATTATTGTTCCCCAACAATCCTGAGTGGTGGAAGGTGGACATGAAAGGAATGACTCACCACGATATGTGGTTGGAGGATTTTGAGGCGTTCTGTGCATACCACAGGGGCGACATTTTGCTCACCGATAGGATTGACCGTGAATACCATGTCAGTCGCTTCTTCATGGCTTTACAGCGCGTGTGTGGGGTATCGTTCTCATCCGTGTTCACCGTCAGTCGTTTTGCACGAGGACTCCTACGCAGGAGAGCAACATGGGCATCACCAACAGGGACATACCACAAAGGAACAGACGGGGAATTATCGGGTGGCTTTGTGGCTGAACCGAAAGTGGGTCGTTTCACCAATGTGGGTGTCTTTGACTTCCGGGCTATGTATGCTGAAATCCAACGAGGAAACAACATCAGCCCGGAAACAATTCGCTATGAGGTTGGTGATGAAACACGGACATTGGGGAACGGTTCTATTTGGTATCAGGGCAAAATGGGTGTTCTCCCCCAATTGCAGATTGATCTCGCTGAGGCGAGGAATAGTGCAAAGGCGGAAATGAAAAAACACGAACCCAATTCACAGGAATATGCAGGTTTCAACACACTCCAATTGGCATTCAAGCGTGCCGCCGCATCGGTCTATGGCTTGATGGGACACACAGGACACGGCGAGAGCCACCTTGAAGTCGCATCGGCTATCACCTATGTTGGTCGCTCGTTGGTTGGGCGACTTATGGAAATATGCGATGACATGGGCTATCCTGCCCTCGCAGGTCACACCGATAGTGCCTACATTTCAATCGGTGAAGCCAACGGTGAGGAAATTGCCGAGCGTTTGACACAAATCATACAGGAGGAATTTGATAGTGATAGGTTTGTTGTTGAATTTGAGAAATTTATGAAGGCGTGGATTGCCGCAAAGAAGAATCGCAATTTTGGTTGGGTCGTTTGGCCGAAAGAATCACTCCATGTGACAGGTTTTGAATACAAAAAGAGCAACGCATCACGAATCACCAAGCGTGTCCAAGGCGAAGCATTCATGGCGTTGTGTCGGGACTTGGCTGATCGTGATGCTATTGACGACATCGTTTATGGCATCATCAAAGAAGTCAAGTCAGGCTCTATCCCTCGCAAACACTTGACCATGCGTTCACGCTTGGGCAAAGACCCTGAGAGGTATGGACAACAGGGTGGCTTTCAAGGTGCGGCAAAGAAATACAACCTCACAGCCCCTAAGCATTTGCACTTCAAGGATGGCGATGGAGTCCCACACCTTTACACAAAGCGTGGGATTGAAGCGTATCGCACCGATGAGGAATTGGCTTCACTCCCACTTGATTTGACAACAATCGTGCAAAAACAAGTGATTGCACCCGTTGCACTTATCTATGAGGCTATGGGTTGGAGTGAACCCACAGCCGATGCTTCAAGACCCGTTTCTTTATGGTGATACACATGATTGAACACAAACCACCAAGAGCATACCCTGTGCCGAACCGTGAAGGGTTGTTTTCAACATACGCATGGCATCCCGGCATGAAGCAAAATTACATTTTGAGAATGAGCAAATCATCACTCGGTGACTCCACCTTTTGCGCTCAGCAATATTTCATTGGCCGCATCATCGGCATGAAAGAGCCACAGAACGATGATATGTTGAGAGGAACAAATGTCCACGACATCGTTGAGCAATTCTATGACAATGTGGATATTGAATATGCGAAGGGTCTTGATGCCGATAAGGTGGATATGTATTTTCAAAATTGTATGCCTGATGCTACGGGACTCAAAAAGCCCCAAGAGGTTTTCACGCTTGATGAGGATTTGCACTTAGACCGTTATCGTGTTGCTGAGGTGCAACGCTTTTTGTCGTCAGATCCCGTTAATTTTTTGCCGACAGGAAACGAATTGTTGGTTGATGATGTGGTTGAGGTTGAGGTGGATGGCATCAAGCAATTGGTTCACTTCACGGGATTCATTGACAGGATTTTCACCAACCCTGACGGCACACTTCATATTCACGAATTGAAAACGGGCTTGTGGAAGGATAAGCCCTTCAAATACAACAGCATGAGAAAGGAAATGGCTTTCTATGTGTGGTTGCTTCGTAAAACGGACAATTCAGCACGAATCACTCATTGGGGTTGGGATCACACAAAGGGGCTTCAAGGCGAAACAGAAGAAAGCGAGATATTCCGTCATGTTGAACCCGTTAGAGTGAAAGAAATCGGTGAAATGCTCGCTGATATGCACAACCTGATTCGTATGCACAGGCGATACAAGGGCGATGGGGAGGGGTCAATGTTTGCCCTCATCCCCGAATACCGCCAATACAACATTTGCGACCCGTGGTGTGGATTGAAAGAATTCTGTCCTCGCTACACTCAGCACTTGGAGGGTGGAGAATGAGAAAATTGTTAGACGACTGTTTTGTGCTTGAGGGTGATTGTCTTGAACGCTTGAAAGAATTACCCGAAAAATCTATCCACACCTGTGTGACCTCTCCGCCCTATTATGCTTTGAGGGATTATGGCACAGGTTCGTGGGAAGGGGGAAACCCGGATTGTGAACACGAAGGCGTGGTGTTGGGCAATAATAGGAATTTTATTGATCGTGAGGGGAGAGGAAGCAATAACTCCGCACTTGATAGTGGCGATTGCACCAAATGTGGTGCGACTAAGGTGGATTTTCAAATAGGATTGGAAAAAACACCCGAACAATTCATTCAAAACCTCGTATCAGTCTTTCGTGAGGTAAAGCGGGTGCTTCGTGATGACGGCACTTTGTGGGTGAACATTGGGGATTCTTACGCAGGGAGTGGTAAAGGGCGCAACGCCGATGGCTCACATCAAGAAGGCGGCAAGCAAGGAACAAACAAGGGAACGATTGAAGGCTCATTGACTAAAACCGACGCACCGAATTGTAAGCCAAAAGACCTCATCGGCATACCGTGGATGCTCGCCTTTGCACTGCGTGCCGATGGTTGGTATTTGCGTCAAGACATCATTTGGGCTAAACCAAATTGTATGCCTGAGTCGGTTAGGGATAGATGCACCAAGAGCCATGAATACATTTTCCTTTTGAGCAAGTCAAAGAAATATTTCTATGATTCGGAGGCTATCAAAGAACCCGTAAAACAGGATTGGGGAACGAGAGATCGAACCAATGGCAAATATCACAATGAAGGAACAGGTCTGCAACCACATTCGGTCTTAGAAAAGTCATACGAAACAAAGAACAAACGCAGTGTTTGGAATGTATCTCCTAAGCCATATTCGGAGGCTCACTTTGCCGTGTTCCCTCCTGAATTGATTGAACCTTGTATTCTTGCGGGGTGTCCACCAAAGGTTTGTTCCTCTTGCTTGACTCCGTATAAGAGGGGATTCAGGACAGAAGAACGCTTTTTGTCGCTTGAAGAATTGGATAAGAGCAATTTGAACCATGATTCTATGATTCCGAATTATGAAATTGTGGATGGCGAAAGGGTCAGCAAATTAACACGAGTCATAGAGGATAGGAATTTGCCCGACCACGAAGAATTGCGCCAATACCTGCAAAAAAACAGAAAGAAGGCGGGCTTGACAATTAAAGAGGTTGAGGAATTTTTTGGTTCATGGCAAGCACACCATTGGCTTACAAAGGGCGGGAGTTATCCGCCCGCTGAAAATTGGATGGATTTGAAGAAATTGCTTGACTTGGATGACACATACGACAAAGCCATGACAGAAATTTTCATCCGTTCAGGCATCAAGGTGAAGGGAGAAACCATTGACTTGGGGCTTGTTAAACAATGCGAATGCGAATGTGAATTGAGTGTTGGCGGAACAGTCCTTGACCCCTTCGGTGGCTCAGGAACAACCGCAGGAGTCGCACTCAAACATGGGCGTAAAGCAATTGTGTGCGAATTAAATCCCGAATATGTTGATTTGATGCCAAAGAGAATTGAAATGATTAGCGGGCGAAGCAAAGAGCAACGCACATTATTTGATTGGTGATTCATCATGGCTCACCTATTCCGCCATTTTCCTCGTGAGGTGGATATGCGAAAGCGTAAGGTCGTTCACACGATGGAGGAATTACAACGCTATGTTGAAGCAACCAATGGTGCTGATAACCTCACCACTACGGTTTATGGCTTTAGGGCATTGAAAGGAACAGGAAAGCGTGCTGAATACAACACAGCCGTAGTCCCACACTTCGTGATGGACTTTGATTATGAGCGTGCAAAGGTAAATGGGCGGAGTGATAGCGAGGCAGGGAATCGTTGCCTCCAAGAAGTGTCCATGCTTCATCACCATTTGCTGAGCAACGACTTCAAACACGCCATGTGGTTCACAGGCGGGGGTGTTCATGTTTGGGTGAACCTTGACCGAACACATTACCCGGATGGGCGAGGTATGTCGGATTTGATGACGACAGGCAGGAGGCTCGTGGAGGGGTGGGTGAAGGAATGGTCGCTAAGCACTCTTGACCCTGTTGTGTCGTTCCGCCCTGACCGTCACATCCGCATTCCCAACACCTACAATTTCAAGCGTGGTCTGTGGGGTTTCCCTCTCAAGACCGAGGACTTTGATTTGACATGGGAGGACATTCTTGACCGAGCATTGAAACCTCAAGGTGGCATGACTATTTATGGTTCAAAGGGGATGACCTTGGAAATACAACAACGCGATCCCGATAAGCCGTTTGAAGCACAGCCCGTTGATATTGATATGAAAAAAGTCGGTTCAATCAATGTGTTGCCATGCCTTGCGGCATCCGCCTGTGATGTTGGTGGAAACCCCCCACACGAAGCGAGAGTCTATTTGATGATATTCCTACAAGACCGCTTTAGGTCGTTTGCCCGCCCCCCTCGTTCATCACAAGTGTCTAACGAAAGCATTGTGGAGAGCGTGTGTTCGTTCATCAACGACCTTCAATGGTCGGACTACAACGAAGAAACAACACGAAGGTATGTGTCCATTGGAGTCAGCAATTTTTACATGACCCCTTCATGTCGCACACTTTACGAGAAGGGGTATTGCTTGGGTCGTTGTCCATTTTATGATGGCAGTGGAGGTGAATAAATTGACAAGAAGAGATGTATGTTGGTTATGTGGCGGTAAATTGATTTGGCAATCGGATTTCAATTATGATGAAATTTTTGGCGAAGGCGAAGGAATTGTCGCTATGCTCAAGTGTTCCGGTTGTGATGCTGATGTTCAAGTGTCCCAAAGACATGATGAGGTGAAAGAATGACTGACGATATTGAAGAAATACGAAGGAAAAAATTGGAGGCTATTCGCAAGAAAGCCTCTCAGGTTGAAGAACAAACAGACGAATTGAGGGCTATGCAAAAAGAATTCACATGGGCTGATTTTGGGTATGATGAACCCGAATGGGCGTTTCGTGAGAGTCAGGAAATGGAGGGTGCATTTGATGTTTGTCAAAAGCGTCAAACCGTAGCCATCACAGGTGATCCTAAGTGGGCTATGCTTGTCACCGATTTGCTCAACCGGGCGAGGCTTGAAGAATTGACATTGGCACAAAGGGGGGATGAAAGTGAAAAAAATGCTGATTTGTAAGCGGTGCAACCGTTCAACGAATGTTTTGCATCCTTTGCATGACATTTGCCACGAATGCTACAACCCAACGCACATTATCAAACGGAGGGGGCGAAAATGACCGAAACCACCTTGTTCATTGACTATCGGGAACGCTCAGGTCTTGAGAAGGGCGTGATAAAGCACTGTGAAAAAGAGGGCATCCCTTATCAAATGCAGGAGAATTTGATTACGGACTATTGTTTCGGTTCAATGGGTATTGAAGCCAAGTCCATTCACGATTATTTTAATTCGCTTCATAGTGGGCATCTTCAAAACCAATTGGCGAACATGGATGACAATTTTGAACGCATGGTGTTAGTGATTCACGGGACTGTGGATCAATATGTTGCCGCACTTCGTAAAAGGGGCAACAGAAGTGCATCCTATGCACAAATGGAGGCTCGCTACATTGGTTCTTTGGCTCGCTTTGATGTTGATTACGACATCACAATCATGCAATTCTCAACCGCATCTGCCGCCGCGCGATGGATTGTGAAGCGTTGTCAAAAAGACGGCACGCTTGGCTCAAGCAACACCCTACGCACCCTGCGTAAAACACGCTCGGAGGATGTTCGGATTGACGGACTCAGGGCATTGGGATGCAGTGAAACCACCGCTAAGAATCTGCTTGAACACTTTGGCTCAATTGTTGAATTGACAGGTGCTACGAAGAGGGAATTGATGAACATTGAAGGCGTTGGGAAAAAGCGTGCGGAGGATTTGCACCAAGCCCTAACGAGTGAGCAACCTGTGGTGAAACAGACCCATCGTAAAACGATGGCGTAAGTTTAAGGTGGGAAGCGTTTAGGCGAGAAAGCACAGGGGTTGGTCTATATGAACGGCATTGAATCGGTAAGGGATTTGACGAGAAAATGGGATGACTACGGTGTAGTCAATTCCGACAACAGTGGTTCTCGTTTCATTCGTGGCTACATTGAGCGTTTCAATACCGTGTCATTCTTCAACGAATTCGCAGGACTCCTTTCTTTTTTCTTTGTGATGGGTCAGGTGTGTGCGCCATTCATGCGTATTCCCATTCACGGCACATACATTGATTGTCGTGTTCACACATATTGGATTCAGCAATCAAGGACAGGTAAATCAATTGCTTGGGAATTCACAGACCGACTTCTTGAGGCACTTGGTATTGAAAGCGAAACCTTCACGGCGGGGTCGGATGCAAAATTGATTGGAACAGTCCAAGAGCAACCTGTCATCGGTGAGGATGGTCGCCCTACGGGTGAAATCAACCACATCACTGTGCCGGGTTTGCTCAACGGCTACAAGACCCTGCTCTTTGACGAGGCGAGCGTATTGCTCAACGATCAGAAGGCATATTTTAGCGACAAAATCCTGTATCTTCAACAGGCTATGGCCCCACTTGGTTCACGCACGAATGTATTGGTGAAACACTTGGTCGGTGGTTCAGTCCACACGCCATCAGGAGTGTCCCTGTGGATGACGACTTTCCCTCCAAAAGACATCATGGCTCATGTGTTGGACAAGGGTTTCTTTCAGCGTGTATTCTTGTATCAAAACGACATCACTGCCGAGCAACGACAGACCGTGAGTGAACACCGTGTGGGTGGTGCGTATGTGCGACCCGATGGGCGAATCATGGACTATGATGTTCTCGCCACCTACATTGAACAATGTGTGGATTTTGTGAAGGGTCGTCTGTTTGACGCTATGGGGCTAACGGATGAAGTGGTTGAGCGTGTTGATGAAGAAGGAAATGCCTTCACCTACACCATCAGTCGTGGTGAACAGTGGACAAGGCTTAGCGACCAAGAAAGAGAACAGGCGGCGATGGAACACGCCTACGATTTGTTTGAGGTTTCACCGGGTTATTCGGCGGCGTTGCTCAACGCAACCGATGACTATTACCAATTGGCTCACGGCATTTCAAGTGACGATGTGCGCGAAACAGCCCTCTCCTTCATCCCCAACATTGAGAATTACACGATGATATTCACCAATCTGATAGCCACCATCATGCGCTCTCCTGTATTGACTGAGGATCATGTGATGATGGCTTCGGAAATGATTTACGACAATTTTCACAACCTCATCATTTGGCTTGAACAAAAGCAAAATGTGTCCGAGAAGAAGAAAATTGCTTCTCAGCGTGCGGCATGGACAAGTGCATTCAATGCGTGCAAACGCTACACGGATGAGAGCGATGGGGTGGAAAAGGTTATGCAAACCGAATTGTTGGATATGTATGCGACCCAACAATGTATTGCGAACATCACGGCACAAAGGAGGTTTAAGTCATTGAAGGACTCAAGACAAGTCACCATATCAAAGTCGGGTCAGGGTGGTCGTAATTTCGTTGTATTGGCTTGGAGTGGTTCGTGATGAAAGTGGTGGGTTTGTCTGTTGTTTGTGATGGTGATATTGAAAGTCAAGGCTATCGGGGCGACTTCACTCCAATTCTCTATGCCACCTTTGACGGCAAACACGAAACGGTCTATACCGACCTTGAATTCATACCGAGGCTGACACGATGCGAACACAAACCACTCGCTGATTTTGACCCCAACGGTGTGTTCGTGACTCACAATTTCCCAAAGGATTTCATTGGCGACAACACCACAGACCTTCTTCGTTTGACACAAACAGCGAGTGCCGAAGTGCTTCAAAACGAAGGCAAACGCTACGCCTTAGCCGATTTGTGTCGGTGGAACAGGGTTAGAGGATTTCAACAAGAAATCGCAACCGCTATCAAAAAATACACAGCCTATCGCAAAGGCGATCACCACAAAATAGCACGATGGTCGCTTGAAGAAGCAAGGCGTTGTCAGGAATTATTCGTAATCGTTAGGAAACGAGGCCGCATTCGCTTTGTTGATGCTAACACAGGAAAATTAGCCTTTGCCGAATTGGATTTCAAGGAGGAAGAATGATGCCTGTTGTTCCCTGTGCTGTTTGTGGCAAAAGGCACAAGAAAACCCCCAAGCGTTTGCGCCGTAGTCAAGAAACACCGAGCCTTTGTTGGAAATGCAATACCAATTTGCCCGATGAATACAGGTGCAAAGGATTTTTAACAAGACAACGACGAAAATGTGAGCAAAGGGCTTTAGACAATGGTTATTGTGGTTATCATCAAGACCAATTCGGTGGTGAAGAAGAATGAGTGCTTTCATACGGGGTTGGGAATTGATGAAGGGCATCATTTGGAATGGGCGTGAATATGACGACATTGATGAAATTGATCCTATCATTCGTGGTATTTTGGATGACTACACACAAGGCACGACACTGCCCCCACTGCCTTGGTCGGGTGGGGGTAGCCGAAGGGGAACACCTTGGACTCGTATGTTTGCCGAAGGAAGCAGTGCGCCTCTCCATCGTTTAACGGGGTTCACCAATCCCGAAAAAGAAATGTTGCCTACGGTGGTGAATTGGGAAGGGGGTAAGACTTCAATCATGCCTCAATTCCGGGCTTTAGCCAAGCCTTTGGGTGGCCGTTTCATCCCTGCTGAATTATTCGGAGGAAGTGGTTCGTTTATTCTTGGTATGAATGACCCTCAAGCACGAGGACTGTATGCCGATATTAACCCTGACATGACGAACCTCATGGCTCAATTGAAACAGGGGATGGGAGATGTCAATATCGCTCAAGACCAAGACGATCTTGAACGCATGGTTGGCGAATTAAATGAAATCCGCCACCGCAGGGATGTTATGGGACAGGAATTGGATGATGATGATTTGATGCGTATGGCTCACTTATTGGTTGGTGCAAATTTAGCAAACAGGAATGGAATGTTCACCTACAAGCCTTGGAACAAAACCCCCCAAACCTATACCGAAGGAAAAATCCAACGCCCGTCATTCCGAGTCCAACCAAAGCGTGTGATGCCAAACGATGTTGGGTCAATCAACCTTGACCCCTACGCATCACGATTACAGAATGTGGACATACACACAGGTGATTTGCGACAAACCTCCGAAGCCCTAACACCTGAACATTTGCTTTACCTTGACCCACCCTACATATCAAGGGACATTTCCTACGGAGGCTCGGAACAACAATTGGAGGGCAAAACCTTTGATCAATTACAGCGCGACACCATTGATATAGCGAATGAACACAAAGGCCCAAGCATCGTTTCAAATTACCTGTATAGCAAAGAAACGGGCGAGCCTTTGAAGGAATACATCAACGCCTTGTTGGATGCCGAAATGCAAATCCATCCATGGATCCGAAAGCCAAAGGGCAACAAACAACCACAGGTGGAATTGATAGCGACAAAAAATTTCCCACAGCAACGCACGCTGTTCTAACGGTCACGGCTGATGCGACCACCGCCCGCACCCAAGTCACGCCTCATGCGTGGTCTTGCACCACTCCCTGAGCCACGAACCTTGTTTCGCGCATACCTCGCTCGTGTTCGCTTCTCCTTGTTCTTTCGTGACACGCTATACGCCCTGCGTTTAGCCTGTCGTTCAGCACGACCTTCAGATGGGTTGCGGGTGTAGCCGTGAAATTTTCCTTTCAAGACTCCGAATCCGACAGCGAAGGCAAGTGCTTTAGCCTCGGCTTCGCTTTTCGCCATATATGACCGCAGGTATCGCACTCCCATAAAAATATCCTATCCCGACTCCCTGCATAGAACCCATTGATTCTCCGAGCAAGCCCTACGGTTTGACACGAATCACATTGTTGTTCCAATTTTGCTCGGAACATTCGCTTCATGGTAATCAATATCCTGCGTGCGTGTAATAGAATTCAACCTCGCCCACACCAAGTGGGCCGAGAGGGGAAATGACGGTGAGTGACAAGTCACCAAAGGTAATCAATTTACCCGCCACCGTGAAGTGTGGCCCTTCTTTCAATGGACACATTTGGCTATCGCCCGATCCAAACCAAACGGCTGTGATGAGTCGTGTTGAACCACCCGTTTCATCAGCGAGAGGGGTAAAAGAAAGCGAACCTGATGAACCACCACCCGTATAGGAAATGGTTTCTTTTGCTTGTTTGTGAACAGGAGTCAATTGGTATGCACCGCCCGCCCCTGAGCCAATGGCTTGGTCGCTTTGAAAGAACAGGTGCGTTTCACCGTCACCGTGAATGCTTGTAGCACTCACTTGAAACCCGTTGGGGTCACGAGCATAGAGTGTGCCTAAGTCGGTGAGGGGCAAAGCCCCTGACGATAGTGCGGGCGTAGTGCCGTAATCGTTGGATGGGTCAATGCCGTTTCCCGATGGGTCTTTCATCGCAGTTAAGGGAAGTGGGCCACCACGAATGAATACGCGCTTATCCTCAACCGAAGCGACATTCAGTGGTGTAGCATAGGTGACACGCACAGCCCCCAAAATGACTGATTGCTTGATGAGGTGAGAGGAAGGCATCTGTGGGTAAATGCCTGTGCTTGTATCAACGACTGTGCCACAGACCAAACCAATGTTGTTCGTGGATGTCAATTCGGGATCGGCAATCACCAAGACCCAACACTCTTCGTTGAGGGATGATGGCAACACCATACCGCCCGCATTGAATCGGCTGTTGTAATAGGATGCCGTATCAATGTCAAACGCTGACGCTGAACCAACGGAATAGAACACACCGTCAAGGCACACCACACCCGAATCCACAAATATCTCGTTAGCATCACCACCCGCATTGGGTCGGACACAACAATTCCCGCTGATGGGATTGTTCCTATCGCCCGCCCCCGAATCACTGCTGTAATCCGTCAAGGAAATGGGTATGACACCGTTGCCAATCCCACGCTCAAGGAAACCCGTAAGGGTGGCGGTGGATAGCACATCGGTATCACGCAACCCATCGGATTGCCATGTTGCCCCTGTGCCTGTCTTTTCGTGTCCTTCTCCAAGTCCTGTTGTTCCCATCACCTCACCTCCATCACCACATCCACACGAATTTCGGTGGTTTGGTTTTTGCTAATTGGCACAAACGATGCACGAAATGCGGGGTTGTCAAGGGGGGTTGCGCCATGCACAACGACTTCTTTCACATCACTCGCCGCAATCAATTGAGTGTCAAACAGGCCCGTCACCGAAACCGTTCTATCGTCAATGCGTTGAACCGTAGGGGTGACTGAAAAGGCAACATTCCCTGCCCCTCCATCTCTTGTGGTAGCCCGACCACCCGAAGTCCCAAGACTCATTTGACTCACGAGTGATTGGAGGTGTTCGGCTAACTTGGCTTTGATTTGGTCTAAAACGGGCATTATTTCACCTCATAGAATCGTGATTTGGAGTGTCCGATAGGCAATTGGCGACTTGAAGAAACACGAAGCCTCTCGTTGTCGGACACGGCTACGAGGCTTCCCGCCTTCAAAGTGATGGTGGTTGCGGTGACGGAATTGATATATCCGATGACCTCATGGTTAGCGTTCAAAACCGCATCGTGCTGTGCGAACCTCTCCGTAGCATTAACGCCATCAACGGTCATCGTGGTGGTGCTTGTGGCGTAGCCACCACCATTATTGATGAGAACACCTGTATCACCACCACGCACACCAATGACCCCCAATTGATTCGTTGTTGGTTCGCCACGCCAACGCCCGCCTATAAGCAAACGAGTGCCGTTCACAAATCGTGTCATCACACGGTGTGCTGAAATCACTTGAATTGGTGCATTCAGGGTAATGTCAATTTGTTCATCGGTTCTTGTAGCATTGTCGTCACTTGTGGTGGATGTTGATGTTTGCAGATCAGCCAACAAACCCTCTATCCCTTTTTCGTATTGACCCATCACAATGTCGGTGAGTCCTGTGTTGTAGTCATTGAACACCTCAAAGACAACAAATTCGCCCTTGATTGCTTCCGCTGTGAAATCAACACGAATGATTTCTCCGGGTTTGATGTCACTACATTTGATGAGTCCTTCAACACGAATGAGTGCTGAACCTTGTTCGGTTCTCCGCAACAAGCCCTTCGCTAAACGGAGAGCAACGCTTCGTTCCTTCACTCCTAACACCCTCGTCTTGAGTGTGCGCTCAACGCCCTCATCATCACCAACCCCACCCATGCGTTTCATACGCTCTAAGTCTTTGACAGAAGCCCTAACCGTTTCATTGATGGCGATTTCATCACCCTCAACAATCACTTGATTTGCCATTTCAAGCATTTGACTCACGCTGATATTGCGAGGGCCACTGCTTGTTCCAACCCGCCTCCCCATATCAATGAAAATGTTAGGGGAATAAATCAACAACCCTTCTTCACTCAATGATAACTGATAGCCGTCAATTCGTGACAAATCACGCAAAGCATCCATAATACCAATACCTCGTGTTTTGCGACTGATGAAGTGATGGCTGTGTAGCATAGCATCACGAAGGTTTGGATGAGCGAATAGAAATGCTTGTCGTGCGACTTCTGTGCTATGATGAGCCGATGAATAATCCGCATAAACACCTGCATCGGTGGCTTTTTGTTCAAGGAACACACGGAATTTTTCAAGGTCAATTCCCGGTATGGATTTGATGATGTCTTTCATTAACAATAAGGCGGCATCGGTGCTTCGCAACCCAACACCCATAAAGTGTCCAAGTCGCACACTGTTAATCTCCATCCCTGACGCTGAAAGTGAATTTTCTGTTAGGTTCTTGAATGTCAAGAATGTGTCATAGAAATCACCATCCCCCTCGTTGTTCTGTGCTTTAGCGATCCGCCATTTTTGATTCATAGCATCAATGAGGTATGGTGGGAAGCGAGAGGGTATCATTTCAGTCCCATCAACATAGACCTTTGACATTCCCCCTGTTCCTGCGTTCCGTTTGTATGAAATCAATCCCGTGTTTTGTCCGTCATTCAGCACAAATGTCTGAGCAGATAGCATGAAAAAGTCAGATGGGTTGTAGTGTCCGATTCCACGATAGCCCATGTTGGTATTGATGATTGCACTATCGTCACTCGTGGTCGCATCCCATTTGTCCGAAAGCAATTTACCAACCGACACAGCGTTATCAACCAAAGAGGGCAACACAACCAAGCCGAGTGAAGTGGGTGCTATGTTTTCAATTTTTGACACGGCTGAACCTGTATTTTTGCCCGCACGAACCGTATAGCCTGTGAGATCAGCCGAGGCACATTGAAATGTCAAAGTCAGTCCGTCAAATGTGTTATGAGTGCGACTTGTATAGGTGATTTGACCCGTCAAACCGATGATGACAAGCACCCCCGATTGTGCAAACGAAGTGGCATCATCAACAACGATTTTTGATGGCGAAGCACTCTTTGCATCAAATTTAATCACAGCCTTAGCACCAAGTGCCAACATCGCTGTGCTTGGTTGCTTGACAACCGCATTAGCGTCTTTGTCGCGCTTGAGGTATGGATTAACCACCACCGTGTCATCCGTTGCATATACCGTTTCTGTTTGTGAAATGTATTCTCCACCACCTGCATGGGTGCTTTGTGAATATCGGGCTTCCACCAATGGCACAATTCTTCCCTCAGCGTCTTTGCGTGAAGCATCCGCTTTGAAGTGTTGAAGCATATTTGCTGATGGGATAAGATGCCACACAACATCACGGTTGTTAGCGTCAGGCCACTCAATCGTTGGTGCTGAATCGTAGGGAGAAGAAATGCCTTGAATGTCGCCAATTTGACTTGTTGTTGTCGTTTCAAACATACCGTAGCGTTTGTCACGGGTGTATGGTTGGTCTTTGCTTCCTGCTTGGGTGACGGTGCTGTATGGCCCAAGCAACCACCCGTCTTGATTCATGTCGTTGCCGTCACTATCGTTCTTGGTGGTGTAGCCAAACACCTTCAATGGTCGCACCATACGCACAATGTAATCCGCATATTTTCGCACAGGCTGTGCCACCTGTGACTTGATTGCCGCATTCTTCCCGCCTTGCTTTGACCGCAAAGCGTCTGTGTTTTCAGGGCGTTCAAGCCATGTTTTGCGGAGGATAAACACCCCGCCCCATGCGGGCAAATCAGCCGACCCACGAACAGCCCAATGATCACGGACACCGACACCGTTTGCTTGGAGAATGTCATCACTAAACGGATTGCTCACCGATGCCAAATCCATATTTTCGTTTAGCGACCATTTGGGTTTGGCAACTTTTTGATTTGGATTGGATTGACCCCCGTATGTTTCATCGGGTCGTGATGCGTCTGTTGTGATGCTTCCTTCCGACCCACCATATTTTGTCCATCGTGTGTCCTGCACCCATGATGGAGTGATTGGGAACACTTGGCCCACAGCCAAGTCGGAGTGTAGCGATACAGCCTTGGTGCTTGTCACCACATAATCGCTATTTTCCCCCGTCATATATTCGCTGTGCGTTTCAACACTCAAACCCAAACGAGGTGCAACATCGGATTGCACTTGTCGGTGATCGGCAATTTCGTGAAGTGGGATGGGGAGTGTTCCACGCTCGGCTTCTCCCTTGTCTTTCATGTTGAGGTTTGTTCCCCAACCAACCGCAGGGAAATGTTGATTGTCGGTGTCACCGTTGATTTTGACATCAACGGGGTGTGCGTTAAGGTGCAGGTTGTTGCCTTTATGGTGGTAAAATTCACTTCCCACG